GAATGATGAGGCCGCGAGCAGCCTTCCTTTCATACATGGTTATTCCGCGTTTGGCCCGAGGATTTCGCACCTTTGACGAAGAGTAGCGAGCCAGCCGCAGCGTACGAACGACGCAAGGGTCGCGCCGCCGAGGCCAAGCGATCCGAGAGCGCGAAGGGCCGCGACATCGGCGAGATGCCGAAGGTCGAAGACCCGAAACGCCGGGCCGCGTGCTCCCGTGATTTTCGCGCCTTCTGTGAGACGTACCTCGCCGAGTCGTTTCCGCTCGCCTGGTCTCCCGACCATCTCACGGCGATCGCCAAGATCGAGGGCGCCGTCCTTCGCGGCGAGCTCTTCGCGTTCGCGATGCCGCGAGGCTCGGGAAAAACCACGCTCTGCGAGTCGGCCTGCCTCTGGGCCATGCTCTACGGTCATCGACAGTTCATCGTGCTTGTCGGAGCCGACCAGACGATCGCCTCCGCGATGGCGGACTCGCTCAAGGCACAGATCGAAAACAACGACCTCCTCCTCGATGACTTCCCCGAGGCGTGCTACCCGGTGCGGTGCCTCGACCGCATCGCCCAGCGGGCGAAGGGCCAGACCTACCAGGGCAAGCCCACCGAGATCGACTGGGCCGCCGATCAGGTGACGCTGCCTTTCATCAAGGGCTCGCCGTCCGCCGGGGCGTGCGTCCGCGTGGCCGGCATCACGGGCCGCATCCGCGGACTCAAGCACACGCGGCCCGACGGCAAGACGCTCCGCCCGTCGCTCGTGCTCATCGACGACCCGCAGACCGACGAGTCGGCGGCCAGCCCGTCGCAATGCTCGACGCGCGAGAAGATCCTTTCGGGTGCGATCCTCGGGCTCGCCGGGCCGGGCACAAAGATCGCCGGCCTTTGCACGATCACAGTCATCCGGCCCGACGACCTGGCCGACCGCCTCCTCGACCGTGCCCGCCATCCGGCCTGGCAGGGCGAGCGGACGAAACTCGTCTACGAGTGGCCCACGGCCGACGACCTCTGGCTCGAATACGGCGAGCTCCGCCGCACCGGGCAGCGCAACGGCACCGGCACGGCCGAGGCCGACGCCTTCTATGCCGAGCGGCGCGAGCAGATGGAAGCCGGCAGCCGCGTCGCCTGGCCGGAGCGGAGAAACGAAGACGAGCTTTCGGCGATCCAACACGCCTGGAATCTCCGCATCGACCGCGGCGAGGCGGCGTTCGCGGCCGAGTTTCAAAACCAGCCCGTCGCCGAGGACGTGGCGAGCGACAAGCTCGACAAACGTGCCCTCGCCATCCGAGCGACCACGCTCGCGAAAGGCATGGTGCCGGCCAACCACCACCAACTCACGGCGTTCATCGACGTACAGGACCGAGTGCTCTTTTGGCTCGTGGCGTCGTGGTCGGAGTCGTTCGGCGGCCACGTCGTGCAATACGGCGTCTACCCCGACCAGGGCGTGAGCTTCTTCGAGGCCGGCAGCGCGAAACGCACGCTCGCGAAGGCCAGCGGCAACGCCGGTTTCGAGGCGGCGCTCAACGCCGGCCTAGAGCACGTCTCCCAAATGCTGCTCTCGAAGGACTGGCAGCGGGAGGACGGTACGGCGATGCGGATCGGGCAAATGATGATCGACGCCAACTGGGGCAAGAGCACGGCGACCGTCCGCACGTTTTGCAAACGCTCGCCACACGCCACGCTGATTCTGCCGAGTCACGGCCGAGGAATCGGTGCCTCGTCGCCGGCCCTCACCGACAAGGGCAAGACGCGCGGCGACCGGATCGGCCTCAACTGGCGGATCAGCCAGGTGAACGGGCAGCGATCTTGCACCTACGACACAAACTTCTGGAAGACGTTCACGGCCTCGCGGCTGCGGCTGGCGACGGGCGACCCGGAAGCGATCATGTTTTGCACTGGGGAGCACGACCTCCTATTCGAGCACTTGACGAACGAATACCCGGTCCGCACCGAGAGTGCCCGCGGCCGCGTGGTCGACGAGTGGAAGCTCTCCGGCACGCGGTTTGAAAATCACTGGTGGGACTGCCTCGTCGGGGCGGCGTGCGCCGCGAGCATCGCCGGCATCCATCCCACGGCCACCGAGACGGGCGGCCGGCAGCGGCGAAAGGTCGAGATCCCATCGGGGCCAGGCGGCCGGCGTGTTATCACCGTGAAAAAGATCGCATGAACCAAATCACGCTCACGACTGTCGACGGCCTCGACCCGCGCGAAAGCACGGCGATTACCTACCGCCTCTGCCGGCCGGGATCGGACTTCGCGATCGAGGTCGCCCAGGTGGCGGCCGGCAAGGCGTCGAGCTCGACGCCCGTCGCCCTCTGGCACGCCGACGGTGCCCTCGTGGGCTGGGCCGCATCGCACATCTGGCAGGGCTCGCAGACGCTAGAGATGTTCACCGACGAGCGGCACCGCGGTCGGGGAATAGCATCGGCGCTATCGGCTGCCCTCGTGGCTGCCGGAATTGTCGACCGCGGTCGGACGCTCGCCGTGTTCTCCGAGTCGACCGAGATGATCGCGCTCCGGCTCTGCTTCGCCGAGGTGCATCGCTACCGCCGCGAGGGTAGCGACTGGGTGGCGGCGTAGCCGACACACCCCCTACGGTCGAGAGGGCTCTTTGCCCTACCGTCGCAGCAATGAGCAGCGACGAAGTTTCCAACAAGCTCGCCGAAGCGGCCGTCGGGCCGAAGCGCGTCCGTACCGACGCCGGCGAGGTCGAGGCCCACGATCTCGACCAGATCATCGAGGCCGACAAGTACCTCGCGGCCAAGGCTGCGGCGTCGAACAAAAGCCGCGGCCTGCGGTTCAACAAAATCATCCCGCCGGGAACGATCTAGGTGGCATTCCTCGACCTCTTCCGAGGCCGGCAGACGCCCCGCCCTGCGGCGGTTCCGATCGTGCGTGCGCGGTATGACGCCGCTGAGAAGGGCGACGATTACCGCCACTGGGCCAACGCCGACGCCTTCGCGGCCGACGCGGCCCTCTCGCCGAGCGTCCGCCGCACGTTACGAAACCGGGCACGCTACGAGCGGGCAAACAACTCGTACCTCGCCGGCATCTCGGGCACGCTCGCCAACGATCTCATCGGCACCGGCCCCCGGCTGCAACTCGACATCGGTGACGACGAGGCCGCCCGCCAGGTGGAGCGGTTGTTTTTCGACTGGGGCTGGCTCGTCGATCTCCCGGCCAAACTCCGCACGATGCGCGAGGCGCTCGTCGTGGATGGCGAAGCCTTCGCGCTCATGGTTAACAACCCGCGTCTCGCTGGCGTGCAACTCGACCTCCGGCTCGTCGAGGCCGAGATGGTGGCGACGCCGACGGAGTTGATGCGGACCACGATCACGCCCGAGGGCAACACGGTCGACGGCCTGGAGTTCGACGAGGTGGGCAACGTCATCGCCTACCAAGTCTTGAATTTTCACCCCGGCTCAAACTTCCGCATTAACAATCTCCAGTTTCAGCGGGTGCCGGCGGGCCAGATGGTGCATTGGTTCAAGCCCTCACGGCCGGGCCAAAATCGCGGCGTTCCTGAGGTGGCCCCGGCGCTCAAGCTCTTCGGCCAACTCCGCCGCTACACCGAGGCCGTGATCGCCGCGGCGGAGACGGCGGCCGACCTCGCCGCGTTTATCCACAGCAACTCCCCGGCGGCCGAGGTCGACGAGATCGACGCCTTTGCGGCGCTTGAGATCAGCAAGAGGACGCTCACCACGCTGCCCGAGGGCTGGGACATCTCCCAACTCAAGGCCGAGCAACCGACGACGCAATACCCGGCGTTCGTGCGTTGCATTCTCAACGAAATCTCGCGCTGCCTCCAACTTCCCTACAACGTCGCCGCCCTCGATTCGTCGTCGTACAACTACGCCTCGGGCCGCATGGATCACCAAGTCCATGCCATGAATCAGCGCGTCGAGCGTGACCAGCTAGAGCGGACAATGCTCGACCGCGTGCTCGCCGCGTGGGTCAACGAGGCGTCGCTTGCCGGCGTGCTGCCCGACGGCCTGCCGCCGTTTAGCGAGTGGAATTGGGGCTGGGTGTGGGACGGCAAGGAACACGTCGACCCGTCGAAGGAAGCAGGCGCCGCCGAGACCCGCCTCCGCACGCTCACCACAACGCTGGCCGCTGAATACAGCCGCCAGGGCAAACGGTGGGACGTGGAGCTCCGCCAGATCGCCGCCGAGCGTGCCCTCATGAATGAGCTCGGCCTCCAGATGGCCGACGCCGCACCGCAACCGCAACCCATCCAGCCCGAGGAGGTCGACGCATGATCGACGAAGACTTCGACTGGTTTGACGACATCTCCGACCTCGTGGAGTTTTTGTAATGAGCGACAACCTCAAGCTCGCCTCAAACGTGACGTTTCTCCAGGCTGCCGAAGGCGAAGCCGCGGCCGGTCCGAAGAAATTCAGGATCGTCGCCTACACCGGCGCGCCCATCCGCCAGGGCTGGAGCCGCGAGCCCGTCGTGATCGACCTAGCCGGCATGACGCTCCCGGCCACCGTGCCGATCGTGATGGGCCACGACTACGGGCTCGACAGCATCCTCGGGCAAGGCGTGCCCACTGTGCAGGGAAACGAGCTCATCGTCGAAGGCGAGATCCTCGCCGACAGTGACACCGCCCGCAAAGTGCTGGCTCTCGCCGCTGGTGGCTACCAGTGGCAGGCGAGCGTAGGGGCCGACGTGGGTCGGCATCTGAAGTTCGGCGAAGACCAGTCAACCACCGCAAACGGACAGGCTCACGTTGGGCCTGTTCGCATCGTTCGTGCGTCGACCCTCCGCGAAACGTCATTCGTGACGCTCGGGGCGGATCGGAGCACGGCAGTCTCTATCGCGGCCGAAGAGGCCCAGGAGTTCACCATGGCGGACAACGCCAGCGAAACGCCCATCGAGGAGCCCGTCGTGGCTGCCGCGGTGGAAGCCCCGGCGAGCGTCGCCGTGGAAGCACCTGTCCAGGCCAGCGAGAGCGCCGAGCTCAAGGCCCAGATCGCCACCCTCAACGAAAAGGTCAGCAAGATGGAAAAGCTCAACGCCACGCGCGACGAGCGGCCCGCCGCCCCGGCGGTCCACGTCGCCACCCCTGCCCCGCTCACCTCGCAGGTGATCGAGGCGTCCTTCGCCCTCCAGGGCGGGCTCCACGGTGCCGAGCGGCACTACGACGAGAAGACGCTCGAAGCGGCCAACAAGGCCCGCCGTGAGCTCTCGCTCGGCGAGGTGATCGTCCAGGCGGCCGTGAGCAACGGCTACGACGGCCCGCGCCGCCTGAACGCTTCGACCCTGCGTCCGATCCTCGCTGCCGCGTGGGCGACGCACTCGATCGCCGGCATCCTCAGCAACACCGCCAACAAGTTCCTCCTCGCCGGGTTTGACTCGGTCGAGTCGGCATGGCGGCAGATCTCGACGGTCCGCAGCGTGAACGACTTCAAGACGCTCACGAGCTACCGGCTTAACGGCGGCTTTACCTTCGAGAAGGTCGCCAACGGTGGCGAGCTCAAGAACGCCTCGGCCTCTGAGGAGAGCCGGACGATCTCGGCCGACACCTACGGGATCATGACCTCGGTCACCCGTACGGACCTCATCAACGACGACCTCTCGGCGTTGACGGCGGTTCCGCAGCGGATCGGCCGAGGCGGCGCGATCAAGCTCAATTCGGTCTTCTGGGCCGACTTCGTCGATGATTCGGCGTTCTTCACGAGCGGCCGAAACAACCTGTCGAGCGGCTCGCTCGCCCTCAGCCTCGCGAACCTCAAGGCGCTCGCCACGAAGTTTCGCAAGCTGAAGGATCCCGACAACAACCCCGTCGCGGTCGAGCCTCGGATTCTGCTTGTGCCGGTCGATCTGGAGCTCGCCGCCGCCGAGATCATGGGCTCGACCTTGATCCAGAGCGGGAACACCAGCGGCCAGCCGGATCGGAACGTGCTCGCCGGTCGTTACCAGGTGGTCGCCTCGACCTACCTGACCAACGCGACCGACTACTACCTCCTCGCATCGCCGGCCGATCTGCCGGTGATGGAGGTGGCGTTCCTCAACGGCGTTCAAAGCCCGATCGTGGAGACGGCCGAAGCCGACTTCAACACGCTCGGCGTGCAGATGCGTGGCTACTTCGACTTTGGCGTTGCCAAGGCGGAATACCTCGCAGGCGTCAAGTGCGACTCGGCAACCTGATCATGAGCCCGGCGGGCTGGTGATCATGCCAGCCCGCCGGGACTTCAAACCCACAAACACAGAAAGCAGGTGATCAAGATGGCTTCTTATGTTCAGAACGGCTCGCTCCTCGACCACACGCCGGCTGCGGCCGTCGCTGCGGGCGACGTGGTCGTAATCGGTTCGCTGGTCGGCGTGGCACCGCGTGCCATTGCTGCCAACGCGGTCGGCGCGCTGGCTGTCGAGGGCGTGTTCGAGATGCCGGTCGCCACGGGTGCCACCGGCGCCCAAGGCTCGGCGATCAACTGGTACGCGACCTCCGGCGTGGCTCATGCCTCGACGGGCACCGCGGCCGGCAAGCTCGCCAAGGCTCGGCTCGTTGGCGACACGACGGTCCAGGTGTTGCTCAACCGCTAGTCCACACCGCAACCCCCGGCAGGTGCGCCGCCTCACGGTAGGCGCGCCGCCGGGGCGTTGTGGACTTGGAGGATGAATGGCCGACCTGTTGGCGCAAGGTGCATCGTGGCTGACGGGGCAGTTAAAGGCTGCCGCCGGCTCGACGGTGACATACACACGCGGCAACGAGTCGGCCGAGATCGTGGCGACGATTGGGCGGTCGAATTTTGAGGCGGCCAACCAGAGCGGAGTGATCGAGCAATGGGAGTCTCGCGATTACCTCGTCTCTACGGCGGACCTGCCCTTCGGGCTGCCCGAGCGTGGCGACGAGATTATCGAGGGACAAAACGGCGACCTTGTAACGTATGAGGTGACGAGCCCCCGTGGCGTGCCAGAGTGGCACTACGGCGACGCCTTTCGCTCGATCATCCGCGTCCACACGATCGCCACCGACCAAGGCGTGATCTATCTCGCAACAGAGAACAACGAACAACTCACAACCGAGGCCGGCGAGTTGCTGGTTATCTGATGGCTACCAAAAAGATTTCCCAACTCACGCTCGCGACCGGCGTCACGGGTGCCGACCTCGTGCCGATCGTCCAGGGCGGCGTGACAAAACGCGCCCTCATATCGAGCCTTGGCGGGATCGGTGCCACGGGACCGACGGGCGCCGCGGGCGTGGCAGGCAGCGCCGGAGCCACGGGCGCCGCCGGCCAGAGCATCACGGGACCGACAGGCCCGGCTGGCGCTGGCGAGATCTATCAATCGGACATCGCCCCCGCGGTTGCTGCGGCTGGCGCGACGTGGCTCGACACGGCCACCGGAAAATACTTCGTTCGATACGCCGCCCTCTGGGTCGAGGTCGGCGGCAAGCATTACCCGTGAGGCTAGACGATGCCGTTCTTTAGTCTCCCGACGGGTGGCTCTCCTGTGCTCGCCGGAAGCGGTGCGCCGACGGGTGCGCTCGGCAACATCGGCGACCTGTTCATCGACACCGCGAACAAACTGCTCTACGGCCCCAAGGCGGTCGGCGGGTGGCCGAGCGGGCCGGTTGATCTGAGCAACGGACCGACCGGCAGCACGGGAAGTTTAGGACCAACGGGAAACACGGGGCCATCGGTTACGGGGCCAGCGGGCGGAATCGCGTTTTCAGCGACAGGCCCGACAGCCCCAACCGGATCAACCCTGACCGTCGCCGGCGCGGTGTGGCTTGACGACAACTCTGGCCGTTACTTCGTCAGATACCAATCGAACTGGATTGAAATCGGAGTCCAGGGCGAGCGCGGGCCCACCGGCATCGCTGGCAGCACTGGCGCGGCGTCAACCGTCACCGGGCCCACAGGCCCGCCATCGACTGTAACCGGGCCAGCTGGCGGCGTTGGTTCGTTCAACTCTGCACAAGAATTGAGCCCGCAGGTTACCGGATACACGCTGGCCCTCGCCGACGCCGGAAAACTGGTGACGTGCGACGCTGCTACTGGGAGTATTCGCGTCACTGTTCCTCTTAATTCATCCGTTGCGTTTCCGACGGGAACGCATGTTGATATTGCAAGGCTCGGCGACGCTACCGTTTTGGTTACAGGAGCTACGGGCGTGACGATCAACGCGACACCAGGGCAAAACTTGCGCGCCAAATTCTCGGCAGGCAGCGCGATTTTGTACGCCGGGAACACTTGGCTCCTCATTGGGGATTTGAACTAATGAGGGGAAAGGCTGGGTTTTTTGCCAAATACTTGACAGGCCAAGGCACCCCGTGGACTGCTCGCGCGGCAGCGTCCGCGCTGTCGTGGCAATCTGTCTCGTACGGCGATGGGAAATTTGTCGCTGTCAGCGACAGCAATTCAGCGTCCGGCGTCATGACATCGGTAGAGGGCGTCAACTGGACTACACAAACGGCTGCCGTGTCGGGAAGTTTTTATGGAGTGACGTACGGCGGCGGCTTGTTTGCTGCCGTAGGAACCGGCGCGTCTGACCTTATGACATCCACCGACGGCATCACCTGGACTGGTCGAACAAACCCAATAGGCGGCGGCTTGCGAGCGGTGACCTACGGGGGAGGCCAATTTGTCGCCGTGGCAAATAGCGGCGGGTCTTCGCGTGTCATTACCTCACCAGACGGAGTGACATGGACCGGACGCACGGCCGCGCAAAATCCGTGGCGTGGCGTTGCGTACAGTGGCAGTGTGTACGCGGCAGTAGCTAGCAGCGGCGCAAATCGCGCCATGACTTCTACCGACGGAATCACTTGGACTAATCGCACGACAGACGCCGTAGCGTGGCTCGGGATCGCTTACGGAAACGGTACGTTTGTGGCGATTGGAACTGATTACGCAACAACGTCTAGTTCAGGCTCGTCGTGGACTCTGCAAATCATGCCGAGCGGAAGTTGGAGCGCTGTCACGTTTGGAAACGGCTTGTTCGTTGCCGTGGCAAACGGCGGAACCAATCGTGTCGCCACTTCTCCAGACGGCGTAACGTGGACGGCAAGGACGGCGGCAGAAACAAACAACTGGAACGGCGTTGGCTACGGCGCCGGTCTTTTTGCTGCCGTGGCTTCATCTGGAACAAATAGAGTCATGACCGCGCCATAAGCCATAGGAAGAATTTCCTGGCACTTCATAAACTGAAAGCAAAATCAAGGGTTACCTCATGCCACTCACCTTCCCATCCTCGCCAACGCTTAATCAAGAAACCACGACCGGCGGCCGCACCTACAAATGGAACGGCCAGGCGTGGGAGCTCGTGGGCTCCGGCATCGCCGGCCCGACGGGCAGCGTCGGAGCAACAGGCCCCACGGGCGCGGCGGGAAGCGCCGGAGCGGCCGGAAGCACGGGCGCCACTGGCCCCAGCGTCACGGGACCAACGGGAGCCTCGTACACCAACGTCGTCGTCACACCGACTGCCTTGGCGGCCAATACAACCGTCACCGGCTATTCACCTGGTGCGGGCGACATTTACCGCCTGGCGGTCACGGGCTCGACGGGCGTCGTGATTCAAAACATGGGCATTACCGGCATCGACGGCGACGCCAAGCTCCTCGTCAACGTCGGGGCCACCGCCCCGATCACGCTCAACCATGCGACCGGGCCGAATGCGAACGCCCGTTTCGCGGTGCCGTGGAGCGGCAATTACGTCCTCGACGCCAACGGCGGCGCGGCCTTGATCGTTCT